CTGGCCATCACCCTCCCAAACGACCCCCTCATACACACACGCCCACACATATATATAGAGCATGCCGTTGGCTATGGCGTCGCGTGAGCCTGATGGGCCTATGTGTATGCGTATGCGTGGGTGGAATGGGTGCGCTGGTGGGTGTGGCCATGGCCATCGAGGACAACTACTCGTGTGTTGGTGGTGAGCACACAGCACAGCGAGGCGACACGGTGTGGGGCGTGGTGGCTAGTCGGTGCAGTGGCAACAGGCAGCATGCCTACGACGACGTGGTCGCAGCCCACCCACACATCGAGGCGTGGGGCATGGCACAGGGTGAGGTCATCGTCATCCCCCACAGTGGGGGGTAGGGAGTAGGTGCCTAGAGATCCATGTCCTCCACGGGTAACCACTTACCCAAAGGACAGGACATTGAAGGTATCCGTACCTTGATCGGCATGATGCACTTGCATACCTTGCACTGCTTGGCCCATGGCCTGAACTCCTCACACTCAAGGCAGATGGCGTACCTCTCGGCTGGCCTCACCCCTCGTACCTCACTAGCCTGACCCACTCCCTGACTGGTGGCCCTAGTAGGGGGTCGTCCTCCACGTTCTTGACGTAGGTGTGCAGCGCCTTGACCAACGTGGTGGTGAGGTCGTACCTCTCCTTGTACTCAGCCCTCATGTCATCGATCTCTGCCTGCAGCAGCATGATGGTCTCAGCGGCGTCACGGGTGGCATGATGTACCTTGTCTGCACCCTGTCGCTGTGCTGTGTGCGCTAGGTGGTAGAGGCGAGAGAGTGTGTCATCGACCACTGTGTCTTCGACCATCGCTCTCTGTCCTCTACTATCCGTCCCCCCACCATGGTGTTAGGTGCTCAGGTGACACTACTCGACTGTTCTCCTCATCCCAGGAGGGTGGCTCCCCTACCTCCCATGCAGTATCCATGTCGACCCACCCCAGCACATCTACCTCCCTCAACTCAGGGGGTAGGGCATAGGCCACGAACAGCACCAGCCCCTTGCCCAACTGGTGTCGCCTGACAGCAGCGCTCTTGGATGTGCGCACCCGACGCACCTCGATGTTGCGCCCCACGTCAGGCAGGTTCTTGAACTTGTGATGCTCAGTGGCATGCCAGATGTGCGCATGCCAGTAGCGGTTGGTGGTCTTGGCCACAGCCAGTTCGCATACGGCTGCTGCCACCTGAGCAGTGCGGTCGTCCTCCATACGTTCAGGGTCGTACCAAGGGGCATCGTCCTTAGCCCAGTTGGCCGTGTATCGGCGTGCCCCTACATTCGAGGCATGCTCGTACTCCCATGTCTCAAGGCTGACTAGCATCCCTGTACCCCATGGCTACACCTGATCCGGTTCATATCGACCCCTATCCACTCAGGCGAATGTCACACTTGGTGCAGAACTCAGCCCACGGATACTTCTGTCGAAACTCCATGGGATGTGAGCAGTCAAGGATATCGGTGACCTTGATGTTCATGGTGTCTCTGATGAGGGCAGACAGGGAGACCTCAGCCACCTCAGCCGCACGCTTCCACCGTTCCTTGTCGCTCTCAGTGGCCCGTATAAGGATCTGCTTGTCAGCCGGCCCATCGTCGTCGCTCACCTTGGTGGACACCGTGAGGTCCATGTCCTCGGCCACATGATTCATCGCAGCCTCGATGTTGTCCTGATAGGCGGGATCCCCCACCTCAGCCTCTGAGATCAGATGTCGGAAGTGACAAGGCTCATCGATTGAAGGCCCCACGGGTAGACCAGGTACCTCATCAGGCTCATTCCAGTTGCCGGCATCAGGATGCAGTTTGTTCTTCGGCGCTGCTGCAGGTGGTCCTGTAGCAAAGGGCATAGGGGGCAGGGGTACTGACATGGAGACCTTGATCGAATCGTCGCCTGCTTCCACCGGATCACCACGAGCAATGTCAATCGGTTCAGTCGCCATCTTCTACCTCGTCTTCCACGATCTCTGCCTCAACGACCTCTGCTTCCAGTAGGTCCTGAGACGCAATCCTTCCTAGCGCACCCTCTACCTCTGTCGGTGAGACAACGCCTGACTTCACCATGAGGGCCAGCAGTTGCTTGGCTTCCTCCTCGGGTGAATGGGCAGTAGCACTAGGCAGCGCTTGATCACCGGCCATAGCCAGACGTATCGAATCCGTAGCCCCATCTAGGCCCACGCGTACATCTACCTGCTTCTGCTGTACTTCCATGCCGAGCAACTTACTACGCCGATCCATTACGGAAAGGACCTGCTGAATCGCCTTCATATCCGGCTCTACGGAAACCTCCGTTCCGTCATCCAACGTGACGCGCCGATGTTGGGTCATCGGCCAGATGGCCGCTTGCAGGGCATCCAAACGCTCCAACTCCATACGAAGCACCTCGGGATACGCCAGAAGTGCCTCAGAGTTCAACTTCTCGAGTTGCCGGTTCACGGATCGGCCCACTGTGGCAACGCTGACGCCAAACCTACGGGCAATCTCCTGACTGGCTACGCCAGCCTGCTTCATCTTGAAGATACGGACATCACGTTCGGCTAAGAACTCACGGGTGATTGTGGCTTTAGTTTCCTCTGCCATCAGTGCATCATCCAATCAATCACTTCGAAGGGGAACTTGATCCCACGTTTCATGGTAGCCGGCCAATGTCTTTCGTCACGGGCACCACGGAAATGGGCTACACGATATACATATTCTCCCACATTCGTCGGATCGGGTGTGAGAGAGATGCCGAACTCGGGCCACCGGGACCACACAGCAGAACCGAATGGGCGCAGGTCACGATTCGTTCCTGTGCCCAGTGGGGCGTGATGCTCCAGCCATAGAGCCACGCCGTAGATGGCACGGAGGGTGTCTAGGTATTTGGCAACTTCGGTAGCGATCGCTTCGCTTGTCCGACCGCCGGGATCTATGAACGCCTTGTAGAGAGGCCCCAATAGAAGCAGGTCAGGTTTGACCTCTTCGATCTTGTTCTCCAGCAGCAACCTGTCGGGCATCTTCATCAGGTCGAAGCCGTCGGGCTTCATGTAGAGATGAGCGTCCAGATTCGGCTCATGTCCCATCGACTTGGCCGCACCGATGATGTTGCGTGAAGTCCGTCGGATAATCCGCTCAGGGTTCTCAAGATCAACGCTGAGAGTGCGTATGGGTGGCATGGGTTGAAAGGAGAACGGCTGAACGCCCATCGCCGGAAGGATCGCAACCTGTCGGAGAAGCATCGTTTTCCCGACCCCTTCAGCCGCAACCACGATGATGCGCTCACGTCGTTCGAGCAGCCCCGGGATAAGCCAGTCGTAGGAGTCGTCGTCGTCCTCAGCAACGAAGTCGTCCCACATCACCAGCCGGCCTTGGTTCGCATCGGGCGTGTCCTCTGCTGTGCCCAACAGCAACGCTGCCTTGTGCATGATGCTCGCAGGCGATCGTGTGGTGTCGTCCAGCAGTCCACGCAGTTGAGACAGCGTGTCGTCCACGGGTGAGAACGGTGCCTCTTCGATTTCTTCGACTTCTGGCAGCGGAGTGTCCCCGTAGTTCTCGGGGGTGAACGACACCAGTTGCTCGGTCGTGCCACCCGCTGCGATGTGGTCGGTAATGTCCTTCTCTTCGGGACAGATCCATACGGCTACGTCACAGCCAGCCTCACGGAGTTTGATCTCAACGTCTGCAGCGTGCCTCTTCCCTGGCTCATCGTTATCGACAATGATGTCGACTGTCGCTCCGGCGAGCGCACGAGTGTGCAAGTCCAGCCACTCGCCGGCTCCACCCGGCATGGTTGTCGCACAGGCACCTAGCCGGTTGAGCGTGTCGCAATCCTTCTCGCCCTCCACCACCCATACGGGTAGCCCGTCTTCCTTCTGTTTGAGCACCCTCGGAAGGTTGTACAAAACCTTTGGCGTGTCGCCAAGTTTGTAATTCCACCCACCCTTCCCGTCGGGCTTCCTCTGCCGGAAAGTTTTTTTACCGTCAGGCTCCGAAAAGCGGACTTTTTGGAACAGCAGAGCACCGTCAGCATCTTGATAGTCGTAGGCAGCGACAAACTTGAGTTTCTTCTGCTCGATCTTCGGGTACTCGCGGCCGGCTGCCCTCTGCGGGTCCTTGTCGAAGAGGTCTGTGATCCCGAGACCGACAGCGTCGAGAATGTCATTGGTGCTGCAGCCCCCATTGCGGTGGCAATGGAGAAGTACCTGCCCGTCCTCGTTCTCATGGACAGATAGCGATGGGTTCCTGTCGTCCTGCCGACATGGGCACCGTGCCTCCCAGCCGTTGGCTGATGTGACTACGCCGTCTAGGCGAGCGAGCAGGTTATCCGTGTGTTTGTACATACGGCATCCGCTTGGTTCTTGTAGGGCGCAGACCCGCATGGGTGCGATAAGCCGGCCTGATTCCCTTGCTGCGGCGAAGCGTCAACCGCTGCTGTTCGTCAAGTCCACCCCAGATGCCGAATGGTTCATGTGGCAACGAATACTCTAGGCATTCTGCCGAAACGGAACATTCTCTACAGATCATCGTCGCTTGTGCTGCGATCTTGAAGATCTCATGTTTCTGCTTGAGCGTTATCGTTCGATGGAACTCTGGAAACCACCACTCGGTTGGCTTGCCATTGCAAGCACCACCCTTTGGTGGCGCAGCGCCGTCTTCGTTCAGAAACTTTGGAAGATCAGCCACGAGCCAGACGATCAATGTCTCCGGGGGAAAAGAACACGACTGCTGACTCCACGGTCAGGTCTGCTCCTCTCTCCGTCACTACTAGGTCGACTGCTTCAATGGGGACGCCCAGTGCCGACGCGAGTGATCCACGGAGACGGGCGACTTGAACCTCATTCTGCCCCAAACGCTCGTCGTAGTCAAGGGTTCTCATCGGACTCAACGTGACAGCCCCGACATCACGCTCTTTCTCCGCCGTGCGGAAGCACCACGCACAGCCCAACTTGGGTGCCCGTGAGGCTCGGGTGCGAATCTCTGTGTGACCGCATTCCAATAAATGGTGGTACTTGACGGAGCCGTGGATGCCCTTGCGTTCGATGCTCTCGATCGTTCGGCGAGGAGCCCTGCGGTGTTCGGTCGTCATCCAGTCCAGATTAGTCCTGCGCTGAACGCTTGGGGTGCAGCCTCCCATAAGAGGTCGCGTGGAACGAATCGCCAGCCATCACTGACAGGGACTGTAAGGGTCGGAGATTTCTCAGATTTCTTTGCAACTTTCGGCGCTCCACAAACATGTAACAAGTAGGGCCGATGCGCCCGGAAAGGGGTTCGTCAAATGGACGACCAAGATTCTACTAACCACGGATGGGGCTATGAGATAGGTGCCATCCTCCATGAAGCCGAGTTGAAGGAAGAGTGGGATGAGTGCTTCACCGGCATCGGTGAGTCAGTTGCCGCCTTCTGCAGCGAGCGGATGGACGAAGACATTGAGGACTCCGAGGAGGGCATCTTCATGGTCTTTGCCATCACGGACTGCATCACGAACTTGCATCACGCCTATGGGCCTCTACTGGCTCGCATGGACGCCATCAGCGCCCAGGCCCGCAAGTCACGAAAGACGTGCAAGTCGTCGCTTCCCGAGTTGCCGGACTCCCCGCCGCGAGGACTGTGGGAATGGGAGTAGCGAATAAAGGTCGGGTCAAGCCTTCTTCCGGTGTCTACATGGTGACGGACAAAACACCGAAGGAGGTGAGAAATGCAGGACTACCTAGACCTCATCGAAGAGCAGTACGAGGGCGACCGTGAATTTCACACTCACGAGATCCCTTGGGGGCTCCTCAATCAGGACTGACTAAGACTCGGCGCTCGGGGGAGCGTGGCAACAGAATCCCCCCCACCAACCGTTTGACAACCCCTTGACGGGCGAGTAGGATAAGGACATGACCACGACCATCACTTGCAACAAGGATTACGGCGAAGGCACCTGCGAAGGCGAGATCACCTTCTGGGATCGCCCGTCGGACTGGAAGGCCTTCCCGAAATGCTCAAAACACTACGCCGAAGCAGTCAAAGAGTTCGAGCGAATCAATCGCACCTACGGCGTCACTTCCGACATCGCCCCCGACTGGATCGACCCGACCTTCGCCGGAGAGCGCTGGTAGGTCCGGCCCCCGGATGCCCCCGTTCCGAAGGGAGCGGGGGTTTTCGTCTGTCCATCTGTCCGCATCCACGGGGCTTCGCACTGCCCAAGGAAATTTTATTGGATGAAGCCTTGACACCGCAGCCTCCCTTCGATAAGATTCGGTTGGACCTTCGGGTCCACACAACATAAGACAGGGAATCGGTGACTTCGTCTAAAGATCTTCGACCCCTCGTCGACGCTCCTGAGCAAGAGTTGAAAAGGCTCACCTACTTATGACACGCAAACGCAAACCACCGAAGCCAACGCGCTATCCGTGCGATCGCTGTGGCGTCCCGACTCGCTCCGTCTTTGAGGGCGAGAACGTTGCGGATGACTACAACACGCAGTTGGACGGTGGCCTCCACCTGTATGCCCGTGGGTATTACGGGGGTTTTTGGGACACCATGTCCTTCATGGGTGAGGAAGGAGTGACCTTCCACTTGTGTCACGACTGCTCCGCATGGCTATGTCGGGAGATTCCGAAGATGGCTGCTGAAGCGAAACGACTACACGGGGAGCCCACCACGCCATGAGCGTCACCTACGAAGCACGACAGAAAGCCCTCCACGAAAAGATGCACAAGCAACACGCTGCTGCCCAGACGCGACACCAGCGTGAGTTCAACGGGTTCCTCAAGTCGACAAAGACTTGGGAGTTCGCCGACTGGGTACACGAGCATCACGACGAGGATGACTTCGTGGAGTACGCCCTGTTCGCTCTCGCTCAGGTTCTCCGCAAGGCCTTGCCCAACATGACGCTGTGGGAGTTCAAGAAGATCGTCACCGAGGACGTTGGTTGGGACAAGGAGAAGTCATGGATAATGCGTGGCGGGTTCTCCGATTACGTCAGCGGTCAGTTCTCCCTGATGAGAGACAACCTGCGATGAGCCGTCACGTCAGTCTGGATGAGGACTCCTTCCATACCCTGGTCGGCTACCCTGTCGAATCGTACCGCGAACTTGACAACCCCTTGACGACCGGATAGGATAGGGACATGAGCACAACCGTAACCATCAACAAAGGTGACCGTGTACGTCTGATTCGCACTAGCGATGCGTACACCAACCTGCTCTCTGGCGCTCAGGGAACTGTGCGTCGTATCGACGACGCCGGCACCGTTCACATCAACTGGGATTGCGGCTCACGCTTGGGCCTCGTTCCCGGTGAGGATTCGTGGGTGATCCTGCGCCGTACACAAGCACTTGACATTCCCTTGACAGACGAGTAGGATAGGGACATGGCTGAAGCAATCATTTACTACCGCAAAGACCACGACTGGATGAGCAAGACGCCGTTCGCCCCTCCGTCGGTCACGCGCCTTGACGAACTCGATGAGGTCCATCGCATGGATGTCAACGAGCATCTCGGCGAGTACGGGCTTGAGGAAATCTGGAAGGTGATGCAAAACATTGACGGCGGTGACATGCCTGAGCAGTTGGGTATTCGCTCCATGATGGTCGGCGACATCGTCGTCATCGGCGACAAGGGCTGGCAGGTCGAAGCGACCGGCTGGACTCCCGTGTCCTCTGAGTGGCTGTCCAACGAACCCTTCTACGCAAAGCCACTCGTCTAATCTCACCGGCCTTAGTCCATGCGTTCTCCAGAAATCGATCGCCGGTCACAACCTCACCGACCAACGC